GAATTTTTAATAGCTGCTGCATTAACTTGTGCCGATGTATCAAAACTGGTAGATCGTGCTCAGACTGAGAGAAATCTTAGTGCTGAAACCAGACAAGAGATAGTGGAGATGTACCAAGTACATCTTACGGAAGCAGTAGGACTAGAGTGTACATGGGACGCAAAAGCCGACTGAAGGAACGGTCTAATAAACCTAATCCTACAGGAGAAACCAAATGGCACAAGTCACATACCGTGGTGTCAAGTACGACACCAACAGAGATCGTCCTTCTAACAAGAAGGAAGTTGAACTCGCATACAGAGGACACAAGTTTACTAAAGCAGTTGCTTAAGTAACGTCACGATTTGTATATAAAGACACCTTATTGACAGGTGTCTTTTTTTATGTGATAATAAATATATGAAATTGTAATATGTGATGAAGATTTTTTTAGATTGCTCTGATGTTGACCTAATTAAACAATCGTTTGCGAGTGGGTTGATTGATGGAGTGACAACTAACCCCAGTTTGATGCTGAAGAATGGTCACAACCCTTTGGAAGTTCTTAAGGAGATAACTTCTATCTTTCCTTGGGACGCATCGATATCAGCAGAGGTAGTGGGAGAAACAGTAGAAGACATGTTAGCCATGGCTGATACTTACCTAGAGATAGCACCTAACATTACTATTAAAGTACCTTGCACACGCACAGGTCTTAAGGCATGTAAAGATCTATCAGAAGATGAGGTAGCAGTTAATGTTACACTTATCTTCTCAGCAAACCAAGCAATACTTGCATCTAAAGCAGGTGCAACATACGTTTCACCATTCATAGGTCGTTTGAACGATCAATATTGGGATGGTATATCATTAGTGGAGGAAATTTCAGATGTATTCACAACGCATGGTTCTAAGACTCAAGTACTCGCTGCTTCAATTAGAGAACCAATTCAAGTCGCAAAGTGTTTTCGAGTGGGGGCTGATATCTGTACTCTGCCTTGGGATATATTTAATAAAATGTATGACCACATCTTAACTGATTCTGGTATGGCGAAGTTTGATTCAGACTGGAGTCAACTCCAGGATAAACTGAAGTGAATGGTCGGGTGAATAAGGTAACGATGGTAGCCCAGATTCACAAGATGAAAACTGGGTTAGACAATGGGTGGTTTCCTGAGTGGGATGACCGTCAAAGAGGAGCAGCACAGAGGATACTGCTCAGTGTATTAGAACATTTAGATGAGTACTGGGAGTAATGGAAAAAAGAAATTTAAAAACCTTAATAGGTGACATAGAAAGAGCATTGTCTGAGCTAAAGTCTGAAGTTTATTCAGACACTACTGCTTATCGTATAGATAAAGGTGACGGAATAAATTCCTACACCCAAGTAAATGATGAAGACGGAGAGTGCGACTAATGAATACGAAAATCCCTGGTTATATCAAGGTACAACTTTCACTTCTGATGATATTGGCGACTTCTTCGGTTTTGTCTACAGGATTACAAATCTTCAGACTGGGAAGCAATACATCGGGAGGAAGTACTTCGTACAAAATAGAAAGCCTAGAGGTAGCAGACGCAAACGGAAGAGTGAAAGTAACTGGAAAGCATACTACGGAAGTTCTAAAGAACTTACAGAGGACAGGAAACTTCTGGGGAACAACTGTTTCTCTAGAGAAATAATAAGTCTTCATAAGACACTAGGTAAAGTTAACTATGAAGAGACAAGACAACTCTTTTTAAATAATGTATTGACTGAATCTAGAGAAGATGGAACACCTGCTTTTTACAACAGTAATATACTAGGTAGGTATATGCGTAAAGATTATTTTACATGTGATTGATTATGTTTTGCATACCATTTGAGCATTATGAACCCATACATAACCATAATTTAGCTAAGGAACATCTCTTAGAGTTGTTTAGTTTATGTGGTGAGGATAAGAATGGTGTTAGAGGTGACTTTTTTATTAATGATGAGAGACAATCTCTTCCTGCTTATCATGTTACACTAAGGAATTACTTAAAAGATTATCTTCAAGACCTAGAGAATCAAATGGGGTTTGAAGTGAAGATCAATTCTATGTGGTATCAACAAACTGTTAAAGGACAGTACCATGAGTTACATAATCATGGTGCTATTGGTCTCTCATGTGTTTGGTATCTAGAGTATGATCCTTTAGTACATCAAGGAACTACTTTCTATTGCCCCTTCGCTGATCCTATTACAGGAGATCTATTACAAGAGACACCTGAAGTAAAAGAAGGAGATCTAGTTGTCTTCCCATCCTACTTACTACACGAACAGAAACCAAATCAAAGTGATGTAAGAAGGACTGTAGTATCATTTAACATTGACGGTAATTTAAATTATGGAAAGTAAATTTTATTTAATGTTCGCAACGCCACCTTTATTTGTTACACAATATGAGGGTACGGTAGATTCTTTTTTAAGTGAAGCGTATAGTATACCTTATAGAGATTCCTTTGGTAACAAGGTATCTACTGACACATATATTTTAAAACGTCCAGGATTTAATAAGTTAGAGAAGTTTTTCCTTGAACATATTAATAGTTACACTCGTCAGGTGTTGGGTAGTGAAGAGGAGATAGGTATTCAGCAGTCATGGGTTAATATAACTCAAGGGCAACAGAATCATCCAAAACATTATCATTCAAATAGTTATTTGAGTGGTGTCTTTTATCTCAATACAGTAAAGGAAACTCCTATCGTATTTGATTCACCACATACACACAACTGGCCAATCAGACCAGAACCAAAGGAGTATCTAACAGTTGGTGGTAATGAGTTTACTAATGATAGTTATAGTTACATGGCTAGTGCAGGTGACTTAGTAATATTCCCTAGTAGCATACCTCATTGGGTTCCAGTTAATACAACTGATGAGAATAGGATAAGTATTTCTTTTAATACATTTCCTAAGATACCTTTCGGTGGTCTTGATAACACTACTCGCTTGACGTAATTGAATTTCTCCTATATAATAATCATAACTATAGTTTAAAGTATGACATGTAATTTAGATAAAGCATGGAACAACGCTGAAGCAGCGATGAAAGCCATGTTTGAAGCTGGATTTCATCATGAAGGTGATATCCCTGAAGGTTATAAGATAGATTTTAGAGATCATATCACTGATATCTGGCACATGTACCAGAATGTTGTTAGGATTAATGGTTCTAGAAAGGAACAGTGGAAAGATGCTGAAGGTAATGAAGCACCAGAACTTAAAGCACCTGAACCTACCTTTACTGTAGATGCTTCCGATGGATTTGTTACATTACCTGATGGTTGTTACGATCCAGATGGAAACATATCAATTGGTACAGATAACATCACATTAGGTGATGCTATTGCTAGTGTTCCCGATGCTATTTCTTGGAACAATCAAGTGTTTACTACACCTACTACATTGGGGGATACTACCACGATAGCACCACCTCAAGCAACACAATCAGGAGAACTTCCTGTAGATCCTGAAAAGAATGCTGAAGAACTTAATAACAGGGACGGAGACTAAGTAATCCGTCTTTGCCAATAGACGTTAAACTAGATGGTCTTACGTGCAAAAGCAATGATAAGATTGTCTTATGAGAGTCATCAGAAATGGTGACTCTTTTTTTGTTCGGATATCTAGGTAATTATACCTTGACTCTCCTTAAGATTTGATATATAATTATGTAACGTTTCTTAACAATACAGAAATGACTTCAACAACTGCCAAAAGGTATACAACTACCGAGTACGGCAAGCAAAATATGTTCGCAGCAGAACCTCCTATGGAGTACGTTGAGAACTATGATGGTTACTGGAAGAATGCAGAGAGAACTAATGGTCGCCTAGCGATGATTGGTTTGTTTGCAGCAATCCATAACTATGCCATCTTCGGATGGATCATACCAGGCATTGCATAGTCGAAGCAAGGTCTCTTTAAATTCTATCCCTATTACAAATCTAAGAACAATGACACCAGAAGCAGAAAAGTTTAACGGTTGGATGGCTATGATTGGTTTCGTAGCAGCAGTCGGAGCATACATGACCACAGGTCAAATCATCCCAGGTATATTCTAATGGGAAATCAAGGAACCTATGATCTCTTTTGGAGATCAAACGGAAGAGCAACTATGATACTCTTCTGGATTGGTGTGGGAGTATACACCCATTTCAAATACTTTACATAACTAAATACTTATTCGTAAATCGACACAATCCATGACAAATCTAGTAGCAGATTCATTTCCAGCGTGGAAAGCAATCCTTTGGTGTTTCTATCCAATGGCTGTTCTTGTCATGGTTGAGTTGTTTATGCGTAGTTTAGATGACGATGATGATGACGATGGTGGTAAGGGCATTAGAGTAGCCAATTTACAAGCCGTCCCATCGGGTGCTTGACAGAGAGTAAAAATACCTATATAATACTGTAAGTATTTTTACTCAGTCATGACCCAAGTAATTCTTTTTGTTTCAATAGTAGCAGTCTACCTTAGTACTAATGTCTCTCAATTCTTTTTTGCATAGTCCATACAGAGAACTATTTGAGTTTGGATTTTTTGTGTGTGTTGGTATAACAGCAGGCACGGTAGGATTATTATGAAAGAAGAATGTTTAACAATTTTAGAAAGGTTTGGTTACTCTGGCACAAGTGCAGAAGAATGTGCTGAAGAGTGGTCAAGTAAATTCAATGTAACGTTTGGTCTGGTAAAATACTACGAGACTTACTTTAATAAATAACTGAAGATTGGTTTAAGATTATGAGTGCAGACACAGAACACGCTATCAATTGGGTAGCAACAAGAAAGGTTGATGGTGAGATTGAATATTTAATATCAAATGCCCCTACATGGGGACCAGATAAAAGATTTGCAAAGGTATTTGATACCAAATCAGAAGCAAGAAAATATCTTAAGGGGTGTGGAGAGAAAGGTACTATAAGAAAGCATACATAATGCCTTGTCAAAAAATTAAATTTATAATCTCTCAGGATGGTACAGTCACTGAAGAGGTACAAGGTGCTGAGTCAAAACAGTGTTTAGATGTTACACTACCATTTGAACAAGCACTGGGTACAGTTAACTCCAGAGAATACAAACCTGAATACTATGTCTCACTTCAGCAAAGTCAAAACAAAAATCAAGGACAAACCAGCATTAATACAAGCATTGATGCTTGATGGTTATCCAGTTGATATTAATAGACAGTTAGTAAATCCTATAGGACATGAGCACGAGAAAGTAATGTGTGAAGTCACAATAGGTGATGACATGGGTTTCAAGTGGAACAAACAGAGTCAATGCTATGAGTTGATAACTGATAGGCAAACTTGGTCTCATGAAATACCAATAGAAAGATTCCTTGAAAAGATTACTCAGTTATATTGCATACAATTACTGACTGCCACTGCAAAGTCGGAAGGTTTTGAGGTAGAAAGTCAGATCGTTAATAGTAATAATGCCGTTGAGTTAACTGTCACAAGATGGTCTTGACATAACTTTACAAAGCATATATAATATGTGTGTCTTCGGACATTATATTTACCCCCTAACCGAGATCATGGGGTTATAATATCTCTCATATCCACCAGTGAAGGGATTGGTGGAAATATTGTATCGCTCTACCCTTTGAGCCCTACTAAATTTAATTGTCCTCATGACAACTCTTCAAAGAAAAGAGCAAGGATTGTTGGCTGGATGGCCTCAGTTCTGTGAGTGGGTAACATCAACTAACAACAGAATATATGTTGGTTGGTTCGGGGTTCTTATGATCCCATGCTTGCTTGCTGCAACTACTTGTTTCATCATAGCTTTCATCGCTGCTCCTCCTGTCGACATCGACGGAATACGTGAGCCAGTTGCTGGTTCATTCTTGTATGGTAACAACATCATCTCTGGTGCTGTCGTTCCATCCTCTAACGCTATCGGACTACACTTCTATCCCATATGGGAAGCTGCTACTCTAGACGAGTGGTTGTATAACGGAGGTCCATATCAGTTAGTAATCTTCCACTTCCTCATAGGTATCTCAGCATACATGGGAAGACAGTGGGAATTGTCCTATCGTCTGGGTATGAGACCCTGGATCTGTGTTGCTTATTCTGCACCAGTCTCAGCTGCCTTTGCAGTCTTCTTGGTCTATCCTTTCGGACAAGGATCATTCTCTGACGGTATGCCGTTGGGAATCTCAGGGACATTCAACTTTATGTTTGTCTTCCAAGCGGAACATAATATCCTCATGCATCCATTCCACATGGCAGGTGTGGCAGGTATGTTTGGTGGTGCTTTGTTCTCTGCTATGCATGGTTCCTTGGTCACCAGTTCGCTCATCCGTGAGACTACTGGATTAGATTCACAGAACTATGGATACAAATTTGGACAAGAGGAAGAGACTTATAATATCGTTGCTGCTCATGGATACTTCGGACGTTTGATCTTCCAGTATGCATCATTCAACAACAGTAGAAGTCTTCACTTCTTCCTTGCATCATGGCCTGTGATATGTGTTTGGTTAACCTCTATGGGTATCTGCACAATGGCATTCAACCTCAATGGATTCAACTTCAACCAGTCGGTTGTTGATG